AATCCGCTACGAACCGCCCCGCCGAGCCAGAAGGCCCCATAAAACGGGGTTTTCAGACCTCCGCCAAGCTGGCTAGACCAGTCCTTTCCAGAAAATTCGACCAATGTAGTCACCCTAACCTCTTTACGTTATCCCGCTGAGCGGATAGCTTTAGTCATGCTGGCCATTTGCCTATTTTGTGGCCTGATGATAGGTAAGGAAACCATGAGCGATTTACCTCCTACCCACTGCGCGCTCTTTTCAATAACTCCAAGCCTTTCATTTTGGTTCGGGCTATTGCCAATCCGTATTTCTATAAGCTTTATTTTCACACCAGTAAAGCGCTATCGATCAACATGATCGTAAAAATTAAATAACCTTAAAGCTATCGAACCCTAACAGCCAGGCAGCTATCAATACTAATGGAATAAATATGGGACAGATATTACTTCACTTTGATGGGGACATTACCAGAGACCACCGAGTTTCACTTCGTACTTTAGGCAAAGGTCTGTTCCATTTACAGGCCGCAATTAACCGTGCTTACCTTGACACTAAATATGGAGAGGTGTGGAAAGGCGCACGTATGGCTCACGAGGACTACGAAGCGACTGAATTCTGGTCGCGCGCCCCTCAAGAAGGCGGTTATATTATCGACTTCATCAACGACAGTCCTTTGATAAAAAAGACTTTGACACGAATGGTGCGTGCCATTTCTCCAGCAACAGAAAAGGCCAAAATTCAGTCTCTTTCCAACCTAGGATCACTTGCTGACCAAGCTGCTTTACGCGCCGAGCAAGTCAGCAAAGGTATCATTGATCCTATTCACTATGAATCTTATCTTCCTACTGCATCTGAAAACCCATACGGCGATCGCGCGATAAATAAAGAAATTGATATGATAGCCAGTATTGTTCGGACTCCCGGCGCAGGCAACAGCGTTGTAGAGCTAGGTATTGGCGGGGAACAAAGCTCAACATTCACATTCAACAGGGTCTCGAGCGAAAACTTCCACCAATTCATATCCAAGCGATCTCTTGGAGAACCTCTGATTTTCTCAGTAAGAGTAACCGAACTAGATCACAAGAACGGAACCGGTACAATATTTAACATATCAAGCTCCAAGCAATCAAAACTTCATTTTGCCAACGACTTTGAATTTCAATCCATCAAGAAATATCTTGGCTTACCTGAACCAATGCATTTCCTTGGCTGTCCAATCTTCGAGGGCGGAGCATATGACGCTAAAGCCGGAGACATATTCTTTTTGTCACTCGTATGATTGAGCAACTGACGGAACTCTGCAAAGACAAATTCAAAGGCGAGCTTGATGAAGCGCTCACGCTCGCCAATATACTTTGCTGGTTTTTTTTCGTAGTTTCCTGGCATATCTTCTACACTCTAGAAGAAACAAACCTTATTGACGGACTCTCTAAAGTAAAAATAAATGACGCAATAGACTTCAGCTCTGGAATTTTCTCTACATTTAGCATTCTAGAGCTTTTTGCGTCATTTATTTTTGTTTTTGTCCTATCGTGGCTTGCCAAGGAAATGTCCGAGGGACTATTTTTCCTGTTCTCTCTGCGTGACGACTTTGACTCTCATATGATTGAGTCAAATAAAATCCTACTTCAGCTCAAGCAAAAGTCACCATTAGCAATGTTTTTCCTTGGAAAGGATGCAGAAGCAAAACTCTCTCAAAAAAGAGCGGCATACTCACGAAAAAGAACTACCTCCCAGATTATTTTGGGAGCTGCTTTTTCTACGATGCTAGGCCTGAATTTCACTCTTCCAAACCTTGCCCTCTTCATTTTTCTTTTCTTATTCTTTGTAGCGTATACTTGGCGAGGCTTTTATTTCTATATCGAAAATATACTCCCCTACCATGTAGCTCAGAAATATAGCTCCGGTGGTTTTGCGTCTTTCGAAGACGGCATAGAGGCAGATTGACCGCTCTTATTCCGACTAAATATTTTTACTCCTCATTTACAAACACCAACACAGCCTTTCATATCGCCCTCAATTAAGTGGCATGCTCCAGGCTTGTTTTCATTTTGAGAATGGTCCGATCAGACTCGCTGTTAACAACATGCATTTTTCGGTGACAGTTAGGACAAAGTGCCACGGTGTTCTCCACTATGTCCGCTCCGCCGTTAGCCAGCCACTCGATATGGTGTGCCTCCAGGTAAGGGCTACCATCCTTCCGCTTAAACGGTGCCGGCTCTCCACATAGCTCACAATGGCCTTTGGCTCGACGTCTTGCATTCTCGGCGACCCATGCCGAGCGCTGATGCTGAGTGGCGCTAACGGTGCGCGTTCCTACCTTTGCCTGCCCCTGCTGCTTGGCCAGTTTCTCGACTTCGGTGTCGCTTAGGTAGCGAGCTTGTTTCTCTTTAACCTGGTCCAGCGCTTTCAGCGTGGTATCAGGTATCTCAGGCAAGCTGCCTGCCTTCAACCGCAACGGGAACACCCATACCGGTCGGTTGTTGCCCTCTGCATCTAGCTGCTGCTCTTGATAAGGCTTGCCGGCCAGAACAACTTCACCGATGTAGGTGTATACGCGCTTGGTGAAAACCTCGAACAGATGGACCGCTACGCCGTTGGTAGGCGATTCGTTCAGCGTCCTGTTCTGATTGAATTCAAGCGACTGGGGGCCAACCTGCCCCATGCCGGTGTAATGCAGCACGTCGTTTATCCAACGATCGTCATACACCGACTCGACATGGTTCGAGACGATAACCAACGTATTGGTGCGCTTGGACCGGCGCATGCCACCTTGTCCGCTGCAAAGAAAGGTCGCTGTGAGCTCGTCATTATTGAGCGTTGCGCCAGGTACTGGCGGCATGAAGCTAGCCATACGTGCGGATGATCTCTTCGGCAATCGGAATGTCTGCGGGGGCTAATTCATAGCCCAGCAGTTCATTAGGCGGGACCCACTCAGCCAGATCGTGCACCTGGAGCTTGAGAGCGGTAGACCGCAGCTCGACCACCACTGCAATCAACTCGATGGTGCCGCCCGGGTATGTGTAGATAGACGTGGTGAGGATCTCGCCGGCATCCGATTCGACGCCAAGCTCTTCGTGCAGCTCACGGATGATGCAAGCTTGCGGGGTTTCGTCAGCTTCGAGCTTTCCGCCCGGGAACTCCCACATGCCCGCTAGTTTCTCGCCTGGGGCTCGGCGAGTGATCAGGATCTTTCCGTCCCGATAAATGACCGCGGCGGCCACTTGGCGTCCCATACCTCTACTCCTTGCCGCTATTCCTTCGGGCGTACCAGCGCCTAGTAACTTCCTGTGTGATCGCTATCCCGCGTTTGGATTGGCCAAGTTTCGGTTGGCTTCGTCGAATTCGGGGCTGGTCTGGCCTATCTCCGGCGCGATCTCGCCGCTGACCAGCCATAGAGAATACTGAGGAAATACCTTCACGACGGCATCTATCTCGGCGTCAGACAGTCGTGCCTTACCGCTACGGATGTTTCCCCACCGGTATCGGTCGATGCCGGTCTCCTTCTCAAACCAGACGCTCGTCCGCTTACTGTCGAAAAGGCTTATAAGCCGATCTCTTATCATTCCTAAAAATTCTACTTAGTAGCTTGTACTTAGTAGGAAAGCGCCCGACAATGGGGCTACCTAGTAAATATTACTTAGTTGGTCTGTCAGGCAATTATAGGACATTCGCATGGAACAGTCTGGTGTAGTGGGGCTTTCGATTTCGGGAGACGCCCAACGCGTAACGGATTTCCGCGACGCACCGTTCTGCACGAAATACGTGCTGGCTCAGCTTCTGGGCACTGAGCAAATCACCGAAGACGTGGTGCGCGGCTGGATCGAAAGCCACACCGTCCCGACCGTGAAAATCGGCCGTCACCGCGTCATCAACCTGCACCGCATCCGCCGCGACCTCGACCGAGGCAAAACCATCTTCTGCGCGGGGGATTACAGCGATGACTAAGCCAGTCATGGACTACCAAAACTTCCTCTGGCGCCTGCTCTGTGCGCTTACTGAGGTTCGCCTTTCCAATGATCCACATGGCACAGAGGGTGACTCGCTGACGGAAGCCTCATCGCTGATCAATCGTGGGCTGACTGAGGGCTATATCTCTGCACCTGAATTTCTTCGGCTCAATCGCCTGCTTCGGAGTGCGGCTCTGTACTCCGCAAATCTGAACTTTCCCGATGCTCGTAACGCTGGGCCATACATGCCTACGTCAGTGTGGTTCAAACGCCACAAAGCTGAACTGGCTGCTGAATCAATGACTGGCGTGATCCATATGCCCGGCTACTACGTTGTCGATCCTGTTCATGGGAAGTCTCAAACCCTGGAGGCGACCAATGAAAAGCCTGAGCCAGTACCTGCACCAGCCGCACCCCGCGAACTGCGACTGCTCTGTGTGCTACGTCAATCGAAACTGGTCGACTCTCCCAGCATCGTCTCCATCGGCTACCTGCCGATCCACACCATGCACCGAGTGCCGCCCCGCGCAATGGTCCAAGGTAAATGGTCGGACCCACGTTACGCCGGCCTATACCTGCGAGAAACACACGCCACCGAGCCGACCGCCGAAGTACTGGCACGTTGTGCTCGACACCGGCAAACCAACGCCCTTCGTGCCTCTGCGCGAACCGTTCGAACTGGTGGGGTGAGCGCATGATCACTTTCGAATCGCTCCTCTTTATCGGCTGGTTACTCACGCTCTGCGTTCTCTTCCTGCTTGATATCAATCGCCTCTTCAGTGTGGCTAATAAGCCATCTGAGCAATCGCCTCCGGCGTCCGTGACTGGCCACCCCGGCCTCCCTGACCGAACCGCGCAATCACCGCCAGTCGCGGGCGACGGTGGCGAAACGGGATGACAAGGGCGCGGCCCTTGGTGTTAACGAACTAACAGGCTGCACAAGCGGCAACTGAAACCCCGGCAAGTTGAGAACCCCACTCTCGGGCAAAAACGAAAGTTTGCCCGCGTGGACTCGCTCGGCCTGCTGAAAGGTAAATCCGCGCAATAAGGCGCAACTAAGCGAGGTAACACAACATGGCACGCACCACTATGGAACTGGCATTCATCAGCGCTGAGCGCGTGAAGTTCGACAACGTGGATCTGGTCAAGCTGTACCTGGGCGACGAACCGGACGGCGAAAAGGACCTTGGCGTCTCCCTGCTCTCGATGCAGGTATCCGAAGACGTTCGCGAAGAAGTATGGGGCGCCTGCAAAGGTCTCGACGTGCTCGAAACCGCCCGCGTAACCGTCGAGATCGAACGCGGCTCCAAGAACGCCGGCAAGTTCATCGTCCTGCACGTCGAGTCGGCCAAGCCCGCTCAGGCCGCCAAGCCTGCCGCCACGCAAGCCACCCAACAACAGCCCAAGCCGACCGGCGCCCAGCCGGACGCGGCCAAGGCCTGACGGGAGGGCGCCGCCGTGCTGATCGTTGATCGCGTGCTGTGCGACTGCTGTGGGCAGCCCATGGGCCAGCTCTACAACCAGTCCGCCCCCCAGCCCGACCTGCTGCCCGATCTGAACAAGGCGCCCGCCCTCGTCATCTGTCCCGATTGCATCGCCATGGCTGAGGTCGTCCGCGACCCCAGCCTGGCTGAGTAGTCGGGCCGTTCTTTGGAGGTGATCAGCAATGGTTACAGCCGAAGCAGTCGCCGCCGTGTACGGCTCCGGGTTCGCCTTGACCCTGGGGTTCTACATGGTGGGGCTGAAAGTCGGTGCGGTGCTCTCCGCACTCCGAAAACTCTGAAAGAGGAAACACGAGATGGAAGCCATCTTCGCTGCTGTTGATTTTTCCACCGTCGCCACCTGGGTTGGCACTGCTGGCGTTGCCATCATCGGCATCGCCATGGCCTTCAAAGGCATCGACCTGGGCAAACGTGGTGTGAAAAAGGCCTAAAGGCCGGAGGGAGGGGGCCGCAAGGCTCCCTTCGACTTTATGGAACCGCTCGTATTCACCTCCGAAGACCTGGCCACACTCGTTTACGCCCTGGTCTTCCATGCCGGAGTGCTAGGCGCATGGGCAGCAATCGCTGGATTCAAATCACGCTTCTGATCGCTGGCCTGATCCTCGTCAGCACCGAGGTCTATTCCGCTACGCGCAAGACGGTCAATCATGCGCAAACTGCTCGCGACATCGTTAATGGGCAGACTGCCACAACTGGCACCATAAGCGTCCCCGCCGGAGCTGTCGCTTTCTACGGTCAAGACTATGTTGACCGTCACGAAGCTAAGAGCCTGCTGACTAGCGGCAACATTGGCTCGGGAGCGGCTAACGGTCCCGGTGGTGGCATTGGCGGGTCCGTTAGAACTAAGCAAGCTGTCACCATTAAGCCTGCCGTAGTAATTCCAAAGTCTGCTATTGCGAATCTTGCTGTAAACACACTTAAAGGCGGTGTTGCGAGTGTTGCTGCTACAGCCGCCGTTATGTGGGCTATTGATCAAATTCCCGGTGCTAGTTTTGATCCGCAGACGGGGGAGTTGGTTAAGTCTAATGCCCCAGAGATAGTAACTACTGGTACTTTTTGGCATTCGAATCGAGGCGGATCAACGTATCGCGCGGGTTCTGCTATAGAGGCATGCCGTCGTGGTAATTCTGGCTTTTATCAAGTTCGCAAGAATGGCTCGTCTGAGCCGCTTGGTGCTAATGATACTGTTGCTGGGTGCTGGAACTCCTACGGTTTACTAGAGACTATTTATCGTTCTAATTTTGACTGCCCTCATGGCATTAATCCTTCCAACTATACTTGTCATGCAACTGCGCAGCCGTTTCCGCCTCCTGATCCTTTTTCCCCTGCTGATGATCAGTTGCTAAAGGATGCTCTTGCTTCTGTTCAGAACTCCGAATGGCTCCGCGATCTGATCAAAGCCTCCTGCAACGGCTCTAACAATCCCGCTGGATGCTACGAAAGCCTCGTAGAGCGTCGTCAGTTGATGGGGCCCGCATCGCAGGTTGGCCCGAAGACCAGCACTACCACGACAACTACTAGTCCAAATGGCGCCACCTCTACAACGACGACGACTAGTCAGAACACCTACACGTATAACTACGGCGACAACTATTACGACTACAGCACTACTACTAAGACAGAAACGACAAAGGACGGAGAAACCACTGTCGAGGAAACAACAGATAATCAGCCGGATGAAGAGCCGACCGAAGAGCCCAGCGAGGAAGACTTCGAGGGTGACTTCAGCGACTCAGATTTTCCTGAAGTCGAACCATTCTACGAACAAAAATACCCAGATGGTCTAGAGGGAGTTTGGCAGAGCCGCAAGGCCGAAATAGACGCCAGCGCCTTCATCAGCTTTCTCCAGTCATTCGTGCCCAACTTCTCCGGCAGTTGCCCGGCCTATGGCCTCGGTTTCGACCTTGGCTACATCAACTTCGGCCAGCACGGCTTCGACGTGGCCTGCTACGTCTTCGAGTTCATCGGGATCATCTTCATGGTCACCGCCTTGTTCACTTCGCGCGCACTGATCTTCGGGGGCTGACATGGCCGGTATCTTTCGCTTCTTCTCCGCCATCCTGGAAAAGGTCGCCAATTTCGCCAAGTGGCTGCTGGCTGTGTTCAAGCAGGTCTTTGCTGATCTATGGAACATCATCACCGACCTCGGCTGCTGGGGTTTCGATGCGTTGTTGGGCATCGCTATCGGCGCCCTGAACGCCATCGCCATACCCTTCGACCCCAGCACCTACTACGCCATGATCCCGGCCGACGTGGCCAACATGCTCGGCCTGGTCAAGATCCCTCAGGCCATCGCCATCATCGTCGCAGCGCTGGTAATCCGCTTCGCCCTGCAGACCATCCCATTCGTGCGCTGGGGGTCCTGATATGCAGAACCTCCTGATGGGGCCCTCTGGCGGCGGCAAGTCCTATGAAGCCTGCGTCTTCCACGTCCTGCCTGCGCTCAACAAGGGCCGTAAGGTCATCACCAACCTGCCGCTGAACGTCGATTACTTCGAAGCGATCTGCCCGGGCGCCATCGACCTCCTGGAGCTACGCCGCGATCAGGGCAACGTCCGCGCCTTCTCCCGCGTCGACCATTTTGGTGACGACTGGCGACACCCTGAAACAGGCACCGGGCCGCTGTACGTCATCGATGAATGCCACAAGGTCTTTCCGCGCGGTAAGACCAGCCAGCAGGTCGAAGAGTGGTTCGCCGAACACCGCCATGAATCGGCCGACGTGCTCCTGATCACCCAGAGCTACGGCAAGATCTCCAAAGCCATCGTCGACAACATGCAACTGATCTACCGGGTGCGCAAAGCCACCGCTTTCGGTAGCAACAGTGCCTACATCCGCAAGGTACAGGACGGCATTCGCGGCGAAGTCGTTAACGAAACCGTCCGGCGTTACGACCCCAAGTACTTCAAGCTGTACCGCTCGCACACCAAAGGTGGCGGCGAAGAGTTGGCCGCTTCCGACGTGACACCACTCTGGAAGCACTGGACGTTCAAAGGTGCCGCTCTCTGCCTGCTGATACTGGTGTTCATGGTGCCCAACCTCCAGCACCCATTTCGCCCCAAAGCAAAAGAGCCGGCACCAGAACAGCACCACGAAGCCCCCGATGAACAGCCGGTGCCTGATGAAAGGCCTGCACCAGAGCAGACCGCTCAGGCCGCGCGGGAAGATCACGCCAAGGGCAAGCGCTCCCACCCCTGGCAAGGCTATGGCCTGCACATCGCGGCTATCATGCACGGCAACCGGGACGGGCACGAAGTGATCAAGGGGCTGATGCGTGTCAGTCAGAACGGGCAGCCCATCACCACTGTCAGCTTCGCGGACCTCACCCAGGCGGGCTACCAGCTCAACTACCATTCAGATTGCGTCATATCGCTGCGCTTCGAAGGCGTCGATATTGGGTATTCCGTCTGCGATGCACCCAAGGTAGGCTTAGCTGGCAAGGTGCCAGGTAATGGATAGGAGGTCCCTATGGGTCTGGAAGACCGCGAGTGGTATCGCGAAGAGTTGCGCCGTAGAGGTCAAAAGTCCTCATGGGACAATTTCAGCGCCAAGGATAAAGTCCCGCCACGACAGCCTGAGCAGCCAAAGCCAGCGCCGTCCAAGCGCCGAACACCTCCGTCATACGTCCACCTGCAAGCTCAGGAAATCCTCGACTCACGTCGAGAGAACGCCGGGCCACCTTTCAGGCTGGCCATCTACTTCTTCGTCGCTGCAGCACTGCTGGTCATCGGCATCTTCCAACTGCTGCCGTAACGCCTTCAATCGCATGTCCCTACTTTGGCCAAGGCCAGAGTGGGGAGCTTGCTTGCGCCTGCGTGAAATTCATGACGTCACCCGGCTAGACGCCGCGCGGGAGGGCACCCGCTTGCGGGTGGGACCCGCGCGGGCGCGCGCCGGTGACGTCCCTGTAGCACGTCAGATAAACCAATTTTAGCACCCACGTTACACCAGAGAGATACAGAGAATGAGCGCACCAAAGGACTACTACCGCATTGATATTGAGACCGGGAAAGAAGACCCAAAAAGTCGTCTGTTCTGTGATCCTCGAGCGGGTGGTTTCGTGGATCTGTCCAACGTCCGAATCCTGGCCTGTAGCGTCGATACCGTCCGCCAGTTGTACCGTGGCCTGATCCGCCCGGAAATCATGTGCCTGTTCGAGAAGCCCGGCACCATCGTCGATTTCGCTGGCCAACGTTGGCACTCGGGTCGTGTCAGCAAGGATTCCGGCTACCAGTACAAGCTGCAGAACGCTGACCTGGGCATCATCCTGCTGGTGAAGAACTTCAACGCCAAAATCGAGAACATCGGGCCCCACCTGAAAATCGAAGTGTCGCCCCACGCTATCGACCAGTTCTGCCCCGAGCGCTTGCAGGAACGCCTGGACTACTACGCCAGCCACGTACTGACTAATGTCGAGCGCAACCAGTGCGCCGTTCACCTCGCGCTAGACCTGCAAGGATGGCAACCGCCTGCTGATCTGGTCGCCCGCATGCACTGCCGCGCACGTGCTGCCCGTGATATCTCCGGCATCAAGGAAATTCAGTGGACCCTGGAGTCTGCCACCTACGGCAAAGGCCAGTCCTACCTGTTCGGCTCTGCCGGTGGCGTCCAGCTCGGTATCTACAACAAGACCGAACAAGCCCGCTCCATCGACAAGCTCGACTATTGGGAAAACGTCTGGAAGCGTCGCGACAGCTTCGATGAAGCCGACCCGGACAACTACAACCCCGAACAAGACGTGTGGCGTGTCGAGCTGCGCTATCACCACTCGGTGATTCAGCAATTCGCCTCAGGCTCGTTTGACCTGCACAGCGGCGAAACCATCGAAACCAACAGCTATGCCGCTTTTGCACCGCATCTAGATGGCCTGTGGCGCTATGGCCTGCGTCAGTTCAAGTTGCTGGCTCGCCCTGGTTATTTCGAACCCATCTGGACGCTGATCCGTGACGATGTGCGCGTGGATCTGCCGGTGGATTCCCTGGTGGATGAAACCGAGTACAAGCGCCATTACAAGACCTCGCGAGGCTTCTCGGGGAAGAACGTCGAGCTATTCCTGGGAAACTTCGTCAGCCTGCTGGCACGGGAGCGAGTGGGCGCTAGACGAGCATTTCACCGGCTCAAGGATTGGGAATGCTGGCCGGTAATCCGCGACCACTATGCCGCCAAGGGCATGGATGAAGACGGGCTGTATAAACACATTAAGGGCATCCTGGAAGAACGCCATGTTCGTTGGGGGCGTGCTGTATGACGGCCAGGAAAGACGGCAACACTTGGACCGCTGACTTCTACGAAAATGGCCGCTCGGGTCGCCGCATCCGCAAGAAGGGTTTCAAGACCAAGGCCGCAGCCCAGCGCTATGAATCGGAGTTTTTCGCCAGCCTGAACAGCACCGGCCGGCCGCTCGATGATCGGCTGTCTGATCTGGTGACGCTCTGGCATGACCTGCACGGCTGCTCGCTCAAGGATGCCAAGCATCGTCTTGCACGCACCCTGGCCACGGTCGAACGCCTCGGCAACCCGATGGCTTCCAACTTCGATGCCCTCGCCTGGGCACGCTATCGCCAGACACGCCTCAAGGATGTCAGCCCGCACACCGTCAACCATGAACAGCGCTACCTGTCGGCGGTCTTCTCCGAACTGATCCGCCTGGGTGCCTGGGTCGGCAACAACCCGTTGGCCAAGGTTCGTCAGATTAAGACAGATCAGACCGAGCTGACGTTTCTGACACTGCAACAGGTCGAACAACTGCTGGAAGAGTGCAAGCGCTCGACCAACAACCATACCTATCCGGTTGCGCTGATCTGCTTGGCCACTGGCGCCCGATGGGATGAAGCGGAATCCCTGTCACGGGGTGCCCTGTTCGGCGGTAAGGCCCACTTTCATCGGACGAAGAACCGCCAGTCTCGCTCGGTGCCGATCCCGAAAGAAGTCGAAGACATTGCGTTAAAGGTAGGAATGCCCGGAAACGGCCGGCTGTTCATGCCTTGCCGATCCGCCTTTCGCTCTGCCTACCTACGTTGCGGTTTCCATACACCGGGGCAAATGACCCACATCTTGCGCCATACCTTCGCCAGCCATTACATGATGGGCGGTGGTGACATCCTGGGCCTACAACGGATCCTTGGGCACTCGACCATCACCATGACCATGCGTTATGCGCACCTGTCGCCTGATCATTTGGAGTCGGCACTTCGGCTTTCTCCTCTTGCTCAATCAGGCTGCCTAGCTAATACAACCGTGTCAGCAATAGAAGTGTCGGGGCGACTACGAGGCCAAAGCCAATACGGAACTGTTTGAGGTTTTGCCAAGGTATGGTTATGGCGATAAGGAGCGTAGCGGGGACTAGTAGGAGCTGCGGTACAGTTACTGCTACTGCTAAGCAATAAGTGAATGCTGACTTGCCGGCAGGGGCTTCCGGGGTATCAATAATGCAGTCGTATCCCAGTAGGATAAGACCGCCCCACCCTAATGCTCCTAGAGAAATGCCTATCCAATATAGCCAGAGGCCAATTCGTCTCATCACTGCATCCTTGCATCCTTGCATCCTTGCATCCTTGCATCCTTGCATCCTTGCATCCTTGCAATCCGTAGGCGCGGTGTAGTCACTTCGTAGTCACTACCCCAGAAACGACAAAGGGCTAGCCTAAGCTAACCCTTTGAAAAATATGGTGGCTACACCGGGACTTGAACCTGGGACATCAGCATTATGAAT